TCCCAAGCCCACGGAGCCCAGTACAACATGAACGGGTCAACGCGCTCCCACTCGTTACGAATAGCTTGTGTCGGGACTAGCTTTCCGTTTTGCCAAGCCATTGTCTTGCGACGGCGCTTGATGGGGCCTTTCATGGCCGCGAACGGGAACGTTACAACATCATCCAAAAACTCGTTAAAGGATTTCGCCCAGTTGCCTTCAGCAAGCTGGTCTTCCATTTTCTTTTCCATGCGCTTTACGCGGTCCGCTGCTTCTTCTTGCATTTCGCGAGAAGTGCGGTCTTTCATCTGTATAGCAATAGCGCGAAGCTCTTCTTCGCTTGGCGGCTGCATGCCTTGCTGCATCATCGCCATCAACTCTTGCTGCATCTGAGCTTGTAACTCAGCGATGCGCTCTGGGGGAATCTCAGCTATAGGCGTCGGATCAATCGCCCAAGGTTTATCAGTGCCTGCGCCAAGCAGCGTATCACGCAACCAACTTGTAGCAGCACGACACTTAACTGATGTCAAGTTAATGAAAATCTCTGAGCCGCCTTGCGACTTGATCGTCGCTAGCACATCTGGGTCGTATTCGCCGTTGCGCTGACGCAACCCCTGTAACATCCGCTCTTCTAAATCGCGCTTACCAGTCTTCGCAATATCCCAGCGCTTACGCACATGCGCGGCTAAACCCTGAATAACAGGTTGGTTCTGCATATCATCGCTGCGCTTTTTCGCCTCGGCCTGAGCGTCGAGCTGCGTCGCTGTAACAACGGGAAATAATGCGATGCCAGTAGCCATAGATAAGTCCTTAGATTACAGGAATTGTACTCTTAGCAGTTATTTTATCAAGTGTAAAGAAATTTTGCGCGTTTTATCTCGCGCTTCCCGTTATTTACGACCTGACCACGGATATTCATGTCAATAACAGCGTCCGCGTACTGATTTGCGTCATGGACATGCGAAAACTGGTTTTTGTCCGGTTTGTCCTCAATCTCCCCGTTGCGTTTAATTTTGTAACGGTACCCTGACTTAAACCCCCGGATTAACATGTCGCAGGCCGGGTCTACGAGATACATAGCCTTGCCCTCTAGCTGCTGGTTTAAAAGCCTCTCCACGGCTTGTATGCGCAGCTCGGGTTTGTTTGTCGGCGGCCTAACGCACTTATACCCTTCATTTTTCAGGACATCAACTAAGGACATTTCGTTCTGTTGCTGCTTCGCAAACCCCGCAGGATCAGGCGCGCAGACGAAAGTGCACCCTCCCATATTGTTGGCGATAAACGGGTTGAGCCTCGTACGGACAAAAGTCTCGATGCCCATATTCTCCGATGTTAGCTCTGCTAGTGTCAACACCCGCCCCCGAGGGTCTCGTTGTTTAAACACAGCAGCAGGCGTTCGCCCAAAGTCGATGCCTATAACAACAGGGTAGTCCGCCGAACGAATAACACGAAGCGGCCCCTCAGAGATGTGAAAGTCCGGCACAAAGGTCTTCTCGTACACCGGGGTGCCTGAAAGTGAGCGACCGTACTCTGACCTAAGGTAAACGCGCAACCAGTCCTCGGTTTTACCCGGGATCAAGTTGGGGTAGTACTGCTTCGGCAAGTTGTTGTAGTTGTCAGCCTCTGGGTTAACCACCCACTCTTCACCGTCCTTGTCAAGCAGCACCTCATCGGGGTCTTCTTTAAACTTTTCGACGTACCGTTCTGGTTTGATGATAGCCGCTGGCTGTTTAAAGATGGCCCAGTTACTAGGGGGGTCTTCCATTTTGTCCTGCCACCACGTATCTTCGTCTGGCATGTTTGTGTCGAACAACGCGCATGACCTCGTCGGCCCACCATCCTTCATGCTAGGGTAGCGGTTAAGACGACCGAGCAGTCCGTCGACAACATCAGGGTGCAGCTCTCGACTCTCATTACCCCACAAGAACGTAGTTTCTAAAGACAGCGCTTTTCGCACGTCATCAGGCGTATCCAGAGCAATAAACAGCCACTCTGACTCAACAATAGTGTTATCAGACAGCTTCGCTCGCAACAAAAACGTCTTTTCTACCGCTTTCCAGACGCCCATTTCCCCCGGTGGGAGCCAGTCAAACACTGTTTTTCTGGTCGTTAACGCCAGCTGATCGGCAGTATTTCGGACAATAACAGCCCTAGTTTTGCGTATTTTTTGAGCATTTGGGGCCTGTCCGCACGCTAATTTGACCAACTCGTGCACACAAGTGACAGATTTTCCCCCTCCAACCGGGCCAGCTAGCACCCTAACATAGGCTTTGTCAGCCATAAAAGATGCTTGCGTAGGGGTAGGGTTGTATGTACTCATGTGTTAATCGTCGTTATCCATGTCTATCGTAAGTGGGGGCGGCTCGGAGGGCCCGCCAAGTGACACTGTCCCCCCGTTAATGATAATAGTTGGTAAGTTTACGAGCTGCTTGTCTTTTTCTTCCTTCGGCTCTAGCCCACCTAGCTTGGAAAACGTCTTAAACGCGTCTAATTTTTGAGCAAGAGGTGCTTTTGGGTTTTTTGCCAGCACGTATATGTCGTCCATCAAGTCCTCAGCCCGCATCGCGGCCTTAGTTTTGAACGTTATACCTTTACTCTCAAACTCAGAGCGCTTGATATTAACCTGAAGCTGGAACCATTTTTGCTTTTCTAGTTCTCTGTAGGACTCAAGACTATACCCATGGCGTGCTGCCACGATAACGTCTTCTTCCTGCCCCAGCGCAATGCTGTTAATCATCTCACTTGGGACAGATGGGAACGAGGACTGCTGTTTTGGCCCTACCTCAAGCGGGTCGTCGTCAAGGTCAAGGTCTTCAGGAAGCATTTGCTGCCTCTTGCTCCGCCGCACGCTTTACAGCCGCCAGATACTTTGAGCACGCAATCCTTGTCAACTTACTTGCCGTGATGTTGTGGGCTTTAGCAACTTCTTTGATCTCATTGAGAAGATCGTCGGGCATAAAAAGTGTCCATCGCTTCATATCTTTTTCTGATTCGGTCATGTTACCTCCTTCGTTAATACGTGCATTGTACATACTTTTTATTTTGTAGCAACATGTTTCAGAGAAGCGACTGTGGTTAATACGTCACTGTGGGTAAGTTGCTGCAGCGGGCTGAGTCCACGTTAATACATACCTAAAAATTGGCCTTGCTGTATGAGCGCCTCGTAAGGCTGGGCGGGGGGTGGGGGTGGGCTCGGGGGCCTGTGGGCCCGTCCCGATTAGGTCGAATCCTGTCATTGTAGACGGGGCAACCCCGATACGATTAGGTGGAATCCTAGTCCTGAGAGTATCGCCTCTCGACCCTTCGTTTATTAACAATGTACGGGTAGTCTCGCCAGTAGTGCGCCTAGTGTTTCGCTCTCAAGCTGTCATGGTTTCGAGTGCAAGCGCGGTGGGTCATCTGCTAGCAGTATGGGGTTATCGGTACATTAGGGCGCGTTATTTAAAGTGTCAGTTTCACGGAGTATAGGTTTATGGTAGCGCGTAAACCATTGTGCGGAATAATGGCGCACATGACTAAGCATCCAACGCCTTCGTGCGGTGGCAAACCCATGGTGTAGCACTAGGACACCTTGTCGGGACTGCGAATATGTGCAGACGGTAAGAATCCGTCCATGTATAGGCCTACTGGAAAGACAGTAGCAAGTAACGCTTACTTAAAAAGAGCGGTGAGGTAGTCCGAGCGCACCAAGAACAGCAAGCGCGTAACCCCCTCGCGAGAGGGCTTCATTGTGTGTATGGTTGTGCACACATCAAGCCTTTTTAACTATCAGGAGAGTACCATGCAAAACGCAATCGCAATCATCGAAAACGCAAACAACGGTTTAACCGTTACTATGAACGCCAAGGGTAAGCAGGGCACATTCGCCCGAGCCATCGCCTTTGCATCCCGAGACGCCCGAATCGCACTCGGTCAGGCTATGCACCTTAAGTGGTTACAGAATGGACAGTATCGCCCACTGGTGAATGACATTCTGTCCTGCGGTCTTGTGCCCAAGGCGGCTATTCCGTTCGTGTCTGGTCTGATTCCAACCAACGGCTCAGTTCCCAAAGAGCAGTTCATTGCACTGTGCCAAGCAGTCAAGCACGCCGTGGATAACAAAACCAATAAGGCGGGTGAGCGTGTCGAGGTCAAGGGTGAGAAAGCCTTTATCTTCGGTATCGTGAACGCCATCGTTGCTGACGCTAACCCCACAACGGTTGACGCGTAATCAGCGCGCTGTATGAAAACCTTGGTGACGGTTCAAAGTTCGGGGCTGGCATCCCCGTTAACACCATTAGTTCGCCTCCCAAGCAAGTACTACTTTGGCTCCGAATTGGACGTGTTCTATTTAGCACTACTTTTCGGGGCTGGGTAACACACAAGTACCTAATAAGACAATTAGGCAGAGGGGTTCCGTGTCTGTCTTATTACAACGCACCTCCCAAGTGGTTGTTTTTATTAGGTTTTCATCCAACCCAAGTATTACAATAAGACAATAAGACAATAAGACAGTATAAATAGGCTCCCTTCGCGAGAGAACGTTCCGAAAAAAGAGCGAGCACGCCGCGTGTGTGTTCCTAAATTCCCGCGCAGCCAAACCCATTTCCTGTCTTATTGTCTTATTGTAGTACCTGTAGTACTCGACTTTCGTTGTCCCATGCGGGCTCCAGCCCGATTGGATAATAAGACAGCCCCCCGAACTCTGTCTTATTGCTGTCTAAAAACACCATAAGTATTACACCCAAAAGGAGAAACCACGTGCATACACATCGCATACATACCATGAGCCCCCAAGCCAAACGTGAATACATCGCCATCATGACCAAGCTCGACTCGGTATTAACCAAGGAACACGTCATGCGTATGTACCTATTGCGACTCAAACAACCCCCTGTCACATCCGCGACACCCCACAACGTACATACAAAGGAGAATGACTTATGCGTAAACACGTCCCATACAACACAGGCAAAGTCCTAATAGGTATTAACCACATACCCAAGCCCGACCTGCCAACCGACCAACCATCAGCAGACATGGCTAAGTTACAGACAGCCCTGCTTGCCACCAAACCCACAACCCATACCTCACTGGAGACGTTGATGCTGTGCGGTGTGGCAGTGTTCAGCACCATCATCATTGTGTTAGACCTTTTCATCTGGAGACCATGACATGACTAATACCAACATCATCACGGTGGACGTACGTAACGTATATGGCAACACCATGTACTACCCGATGTGCGATACGGCAAAAACCTTTGCCAAGTTAGCCAACACCACAACCCTCACCCCCCAAGCCGTGCGCCTCATCAAGTCACTCGGATACACAGTCCAAGTGCAGAAGTGCATACCCGCAACCCTGTAAGGAGAGACGAAATGAACGCTGACCTCTATATGTCAATACAGCACAGGAAGTGGCGGGACATCCAGAAGAACCACGACCACATGAAGGAGTTAATCGTCAAGCTGATGGAGAACCCGCAGACTGAGCCTGAACAGTTAGCCCAAGCCCATGCAATGTATTCAAGTATCTGTAAGGCACTGCATGGCGTGAGCTTCGTAATGGAGAACTACCTACGCACAGGCGTTAAGCCTACGCAGGAACAGCGAGATGAGCATTTCCCCAAGTTCAAGCACATCACTTGTGAGTGTGGGGAGACGTACTCGGAGTTGGATGACGCGCAGTGGCATCGTTGCCCAGCGTGTGGACTGTTGTAACTAAAGGAGAGTAACCATGAACACAGAACAGATTAAGAAACTGGTAGCTTGCGTGGAACATGACCTGCGTAAATACCTTTTAAGCCCCTCTGAGTACCAAGCCGAGTACTTGGAGGATACCCATGCGTGTATTACCGAGGTGTGCGAACTACTTGGCATCACGTTAACTGAAGACCAACCCTAACCCAACCAACCAACCTAACTGGAGAGTAACCATGAAATACAGCGACATCAAAACATCTGTGCTTGCACAGTTCAACGAGCCTGACGGTAATCGCGTCGTGCCATTTATCCTCGGTGCGCCCGGCGGTGGCAAATCAGCGTGTGCCAGAGACATCATCCGTTCACTCGAAATACCCGAGGACAACGTAGTAGAGTTCGTTGCCTCACTGCGTGACCCTGTGGACGTGCTCGGTACACCTAACAACACCGACCAGCCGTTCACCAAGTGGACACCACCCGAGGAGTTCTACAACCTGCGCCAAGGGGTAGGAAGAGCAGCACTCATCCTTGAAGAGTTGTCCGATGCGCCCATCCCCATGCAGAACGCGCTGTGCGGTGTAATCTACGACTTTCGTGCGGGCAACCACAAGCTGACCGACCAGTTGTTCATCATCGCCACTGGCAACCGTACCGAGGACAAGTCAGGTGCTAACCGCATCACGACTAAACTTGCTGGGCGTACACGTAGGTTCGACTTCACGGAGAACATCGACGACTTCACCGAGTGGGCACTAGCCAACGACATCCCTCCCGAGCTTATTCAGTTCTTGCGGTTCCGACCCAACTTGCTGTCTGCGTTCGACCCCAACGTGTTTGCAAGTCCTACCCCGCGTAACTGGTCTCGTGTGGCTCGTATCCCCACTAGCTTACCTGACCAACTGTTCTTCGATAACGTAGCCGGTGACGTTGGCGAGGGCGCTGCCGCAGAGTACACAGGGTTCCGACGTATTTACAAGTCCCTGCCCAATCCTGACGCCATCATGCTTGACCCGCTCAACGCCGCTGTGCCATCTGACCCTGCTACTCGGTTCGCGCTTACTGGTGCGCTGTCTCGCAAGACTACGGTTAACAACATCGACAGGGTTATGCAGTACACCGCTCGTATGCCTGTCGAGTTCAACGTTATGTACGTCAAGGATACCCTGCGCTTGTGCCCTGACATCTTGCACACTAGCGCCTTTAGCAAGTGGGCGGCAGAGAATGGAGACGTCCTATGCTGAACATAGACAGGAGCATCCACGCCCCGAGAGGGGCATACTGGGTAACGCTGACCTACGACATTGCACAGCCCACTGCGTTACCAACCGTATCAGTTATGTATAGGTTTGATAAGACAAACAAGCGTAGTCAGTACGACGAGCGGTTCGCCACCATCTCTATACATAACCGAGGCAGGCTCGACTGCGAGTTGTACCTGCATGACCGAAAGCAGAAGATCATCTGCTCAACCAAGAGCGAGGCGATAGTCCTTGCCAATTCTTTGTTTTCCCTAACCTAACCGGAGAGTAACCATGAAAGTCACTAAGTTATCTGAGAAAGCCTTGTTGGTTAAGCTGACACGCCGCATGGCTAACCTTACCAAACGTGATGCGATGCTGACACAGCAGGTGCGTATGCAAGAGAACGACAACTCCATCGACGTATTGATGAAGCTGTTTAGTAACAAGGCAAGCGACATCTACGACGTCAAGCAGGCATACAGTGAGGTGTACCAGTACCACAAGAACCACACCCTGCCATACACAGACGCAGGACCACGTATCCTGCCCAACGCGCTGTACTTCGAGTACACACAGGAGATGAAACACCTTATTGCCAAAGTCGAGAAAAAGTTGGCGAACATCATCCCTAACTACGACAGTCTTGTGCAGGAGGACATGATGTACCGCAACGCATCCATCACCAAGACGGCGCGTGCTAGTGTGTCGGACTATCCCACTGCCGAGCAGTTCGCACAGTCAATGTCCATCGACCTGCGGTTCCAACCATTACCGGATGCGAGTCACTTCCTGTTCGACATCAGCGACGAGGACAAGCAAGCGTTCGAGCGTAGTGAGGCTGAGATGTCTGCACTTGCACAGGCTGATACAGTCAACCGGATGCTCAAGCCACTATCAGCACTCATTGACCGGCTTGGCGAGTACAAGGGTGAGAAGGGTGAGCGGTGGCGCAATACCATCATCACTAACGTGACTGACGGTTGCCAGATGGCGCGTAAGTTAGCCATCAACCCAACGCCCGAGTTACTCGACACCATTACACAGTTAGAGAAAGCTGTGTCCGATGCACTGCATGATGTGGAGATTATCAAGGGGTCTGCTGACAAACGCGACGAGGCTCGTGCCAAGTTAGCCGAGGTTGCAGACAAAATGTCAATGTTTGGATAAGGAGAACCTATGACCGACTTGGAGTTGTTCCTGTCGTGTCTGTGCGCAGTACTTGCTTTCGTCAACTATCGGTTGTGGAGTAAGTACTGCGAGTTAGCTAAGGCGTCATTCATACTCGTGCAGGGTATCAAGAGCGTCGCCAAGGGTGAGGCAGATATATCAATTGTTGAAGGTGAAATCAAACTTAAGGAGAAGTAACATGGCAACACCAACCGTCCTAGAGAAAGCCAAGGTCTCACTCGTGACGACCCACCCTTTCTTTGCTAGTATTCTTATGAAGCGTACCCCCATCGCTGACAATACTATCAAGACTGCCGCAGTTGACCAACGCGGTCAGATTTACTACAACCCCGAGTTCGTAGAGTCGCTGACTGTACAGCAGGCTACGTTCTTACTAGCCCACGAGGTTGGTCACGTTATCGGACAGCACGCCGCACGTCGTGGTAGCCGTGACCCCAAGCGGTGGAACTACGCAGGCGATGCTTGGATTAACGATATGCTCAAAGCGGCAGACGTTGGCGAGTTCATTGACGGTGTTGTTGACATCGACGGCTCACGTGACAAATCAGTTGACGAGATTTACAACAACCTACCCGATAACCCAGACGATGGTGGCGGTATCGGTGACGACCTTATCGAGCGCGGTGAACCAGTGACCCAAGACGAGTTAGCACGCATCGACGCCGAGACGCGTGTTGACATCGCACAAGCTGCGCAAGCTGCCAAGGCAGTCGGACGTATGCCTAACGCACTCAGTGACATCGTGGCTGACCTTATCGCATCACACACTCCGTGGTACGACATCCTCGAACGCTACATGGTGTCGTTTACCAAGGGTGACTACACATGGTCACGCCCTAACCGTCGCTTTGCTCCTACACACTACCTGCCAACTGTTGGTACATTAGCGCGTATGGGTGACATCGTTATCCAAGTTGATGTGTCAGGTTCTGTATCTCAGCGCGAGGTTGACCACTACAACGGTCACATTGCTCGCATCGTCGAGATGTGTAGCCCCGAGCGTGTTCATGTTCTGTACACCGACACCAGTGTGCAACGTCACGATGTGTTTGAGGTAGGCGAGACCCCATTCATCTCGATGTACTCCGGTGGTGGCACTGACATGGAGTCAGGCTTTGCGTACTGCGCCGACAACGGCATCACCCCCGATGTGTTTGTTTGTCTAACTGATGGTTATACAGACTTCACTAGCCCACCAGACTTCCCTGTTGTCTGGTGTATTTCAACCGACGTCGTTGCACCATACGGCGACACAATTAAGTTCGAGGTAAACCAATGAGCGAAGACACCAACCAGTTAGTCGAGTCTTTCGAGAAGATGCAAGACCAGTACAAAGAGGTATTGCAGTTCGCACTAGACGGCCTTGCGGCTGGACTATCACAAGAGCAACGTAACAAAGTTGCCGAAGTTATCAGAGAGTTCCTTAGTAAGTAATCAACCCCCCGCCACGGCGGGGTTTTTATTGGAGAGTAAACATGACTACCGTATATGAAATCGCCAGAGTAATGAAGTTGCCCGGCGTAGTCTCAACAGCTACATTGTTTCCCGAAGAACTTACGCCTCGTATGCGTAAGTCAGTAGCCCGTATCCTGACACGTGGTGTGTTTTGTCGTTGGACATACAGTAACGCACAACGCCTTGCAATCTCCCTAGTCAAGCACGTAGGTGTAAGTGATGTGGTGTATCGCAGCGGCTCTAACATCGTTATCCCAACTAGCTTTCTTAAACGTAATGACAGAAGCGTGCTAGACAAACTGGAAGACTTATATCGCCGCAGTGTGATTGCACGTAAACTCAACGGGAAGTTTAGTACGTACGACGAGAGATATATGCAGCAAGACTTCGCCTGTCTCCGAGGTGACACGCCCCCTAATCACTGGGGGCTATCATTATCTTTCTATGACGAGAAGCTAACGCAGGAAGCGTATGCACTTATATCGCTTTTGTACACTGACGAAGACAGAGAAAAAATGCGTGCGGCTTTGGATATATTTATGAAGGGTGAACCCATCCAACTGAATCTGATGGACGCCGCACAGCACGTCTAACCTAACAGGAGAGTAAACATGGCATTAGTAAAGATCACCGACAATTTAATCCGCGAACTTCGTGGCTCCGTTCACCGTATGCGTGACCGCGAAGTAGAGTCCAAGCTGCCTAACTTGAACAACCGTTACAAGTTACCGCAAGCAACCGAGTTGATTGAGCGCGCCGAGTGGCTCGTTCACTACGACACCCTACGTCACAAGATACCCAACGACTGGATGGAGAGTCGTGCGCGTGATTCGATCGGGCTTGGCTCATTCACCGAAGACGGTAGCTTTGATGGTATGGGGTACATCGAGTTCGAGGATTTAGAGAACCACTTCAAGCGACCCACTGCTAGTGCGTGGGAACGCATATCAGCCAAGGTGACTATCGAGTGGCTTGAGTCACACCGACACTTGATTGGTGCGACGGAGGCTATCTCTAGGTATCACGACTTAATTGCGCGCAACGAGATACACAAGCGGTGGGAAGGTGTGTTCGACCAACTGCAATCACTGTTACAGCGGTGTAAGTCTGTCAACGAGGCAGTCAAGTTAGTACCCAACCTGCGGGCTTATCTGGGGTCAGATGTCATCGAACGTTTGGACCGTAAGGTAGAGCGGGCAACTCGTGAGAGCACGGTGCTGGAAGGCATCAACGTCGATGCAATCAATGTGGCGGGTATCGCTGCTAAGTTGCAAGGTCATTTCTAATAGGAGTAACACAATGAAAACACTATCACGTTCTAAGAAGATTGAGCAGATGCTGAAACAAGGCAAGCCACCTGCCGAGATTGCAAGTACGCTTGGATGCACACGGCAAAACGTGTACGCTGTTCGTCACATGATGAAGAAGAAAGCTAAACCTGCCAAGCGCAAGTACACCAAGCGAGTCAAGCCTATGCCTATCAGCTTACCCATCGAGTTAGTGCGCGTCGGTCCAACTAACCGCACACTGTGGCAACGCATCAAGGACTTCTTTGCATGAAGGTAAACCCACTGCACTACGCCAAGTTAGTTAAGCTGATGATGGAGGGCACATACAACTGCCACGAGTTAGCAGACATGACTGGCTTGGCGTACGCTACTGTTTTGTCTTATGCAAAAGCCCTGCACAAAGAGAAGGCTGCGCACATCTCCATGTGGGACAAGGATTCTGTTGGTAGAGACGTCGTTAAGATTTATATGATCGGCGCAGGACGTGATGCCAAGCGACAGACCATGCCCCGCACGGAGGTGTACAAGCGATACCGTGCCAAGAAGCGACACCAAGAACTACTAAGGAGGATGGTGTTATGAAACGTGTAGTGGGGTGGTGTATCTTTCTGTCGGTTACGCCGTTTGTAGTCTGTGGGTTCTTGGCTTACCTGATTACAGATGCCGCAGTAGCTGGCTGGACGTTTGCTAAACGCATGGTGGAGGAATGGGATGACTAACAAAGGAGAAGAACACATGACTGACGACTCTGATGAATTGACCGCCGCTTATATGTTGGGGTTGCATGATGGTAGGAAGTCGTCTCAGCGCACATGGGTTGGGCTGACCGAGGAAGAAATAAACGAAGTGCTAGGCGGTGATATACGAGATGAACCTAGTGGTGAGTTGCGCTTTATCCGTGCCATCGAAGCCAAACTAAAGGAGAAGAACACATGAACGAAGAAAAAACACCACTGAAACTACTTAACCTTACAGTGCGTAGTGAGCATTTGTTAAAGCGTGGGAGGGTCTATGACATTGAGACACTTCAG